CATTAATCGTGGCACTACGTGGAAGGTGGGATTAAATGGTATCAATCGTGATGCTTACTTTGGTGATACTGGTAATGATGATAGTCGTGCTAGGTTACTTGGACTTAATTTAAAACCTTGGAATAAAGAAGGTAAACATATTCTATTATGCGGACAGCATGATAAAAGTTTGCAATGGCGTAACATGCCACCTATGAGTAACTGGTTTTTAAATACGTACGATGAAATACGTAAACATACAGATCGTCCTATAATCTTTAGACCACATCCACGATGTAGACTAGAACACATAGAACGAGGGTTACGTTATGTAGAAAGACAGGAGCCAAACCACATTGCAAATACTTACGATGATTTTGATATGGGCTTTGATAATGTGTGGGCTACTATCAGTTACAGCTCTAATCCGGGGATTCACTCGTGTATCAATGGTATTCCAGCTTTTGTTAGCCCCTCTAGCCTTGCTTATAATGTTGCTAACGACATAGACTTTTTACACAATATTGAACAACCTTTAACGCCAGATAGAACACAATGGCTTAACGACTACGCACATACCGAATGGACAGTTGAAGAAATTTCTCAAGGATTACCACTTAAACACTTGACTTCTAAGCTAATTTAAGTTATAATACTATTATGAATACAGAAACTATTGAAGATTGTCTTGAACTTTTAGTCGGTTTGCAGAATGCACCGACCGGACAGTTTGTTGTAAGAACTGAAGATTATAATATTCTAACAAGCATAGGTAGGCAAGTTGTTAGAGGAATTGGATTAACTGATAGACAATACGAATTAGTTAAGACAAAACTTTTAACTTATAGCGACATGTTTGAACACGATTTATCTAAGTCGTTAGATTCTTTACGTATTCCATTAAGACATCTTAATAGAGAAAAAACAATTAAATTAGTTAATTATGGTCAAGATAACGAATTATATATTGCAGTAAAATTTATATTTCATAAAAGGCATTTAACTGCTATTGAAAAAGCAAAGACTGGGATAATTGGACATCTTTATGATAGTAAACAAAAAGTACATTATTTTCCGTTTACTGAAAAAAACACATATCAAATAATAAAACATTTTAAGAATAATAATTTTAATATTGAACACGAGTTGTTATCTTATTTTGAAAAGGTAGAAACAATGAATAACAATAAAGAAGATTACATACCAGGCATTTATTCTTTTAAACTAAAAAATTTATCTGATCGAACAATTAATTTTATGATTTCATCAATTGGCGAACCATCAAAAGATAATTTAGCAATATATAATGATCGTAAAGATCAACTAGGACTACACTATTTTGATCAGCAAGAGTTAGAAGATAGTTTAAATAGTTTAACCATATTAAGTAAAAAAATTGTAACAAGAGAAGAATATAATGTAATAGTTCCCCCAAACATATATCCAATTGAACGGGTGCTAGAAAGTTTATTAGAATTAAATAGGTTTCCAATACTTGTTATATTGCCAACCGAAAACCCATTAGATAATTTAATAAAACTGCACAAAGGCTTAACTAATATCATATTTGAACAAGATATGAGTGTATTGTTTAGGGTAGATAATGATAAAGATACAGGAAAACATTTTAACGATTATATAAGATTAAACAAATTAAATAATCCACTTGACAAAAATACAAAAGTAGTGTATATTAATAGCAGTAAGTTTCCTAAACCGTTACTTAAAAGTGAATGGAAACCTAATGCAGTTTTGACTATTAGCAGTCAAAGGATGAATACTAAGGTTAGTGATTATGTTAAACCGCTAGATTTAGTTATTCATTATGATACTGACATTAGTCCGTTTCACCGTGTAAAGGCACAAACTTTATAATATGACAACATGCAGATTAATAATTGAAGACGAAGTAAACATTAAGATAGAAGGTCTTGAAGTCGACGTACGAAGAAAACTTGCAAACGCACTAAAGTTTGAAGTACCGTATGCACGATATATGCCACAGTATAAACTAGGACGCTGGGATGGTAAAGTGGCATTCTTTGGTATTGGCGGTACAGGTTATGTTAATCATCTTAATGTAGTACAAGATGTTCTTGCAAAAAATAATGTAGAAATCGTTGATATTGACGATCGCAGACAAAAAATACAACTAGACTTTGAACCTATTACAGAAACCTTTTGGGGCAACAAAACATGGCCTAAAGATCATCCTGCTGAAGGTGAGCCTATTGTGTTACGTGATTATCAAGTTGAAGTAATTAATAATTTTCTATCAAATCCCCAATCATTACAAGAGGTTGCAACTGGTGCTGGTAAAACTATCATCACAGCAACTCTGTCTAAACTTACAGAAAAATACGGGCGTAGCCTTGTAGTAGTTCCAAACAAGAGTCTAGTAACGCAGACTGAAGAGGACTATGTTAACTGTGGATTAGATGTAGGAGTATACTTTGGAGATAGAAAAGAGCTAGGTAAGACTCATACTATTTGTACTTGGCAAAGTTTAAATATACTTGACAAGAAAACAAAAGACGGATCCGCAGTATTGAGTCTTGCAGAGTTTTTAGAAGGTGTAAGCACAATTATTATTGACGAAGTACATCAAGCAAAAGCAGAAGTACTTAAAAACTTGTTAACACGTAATCTACGTAATGCTCCAATTCGTTGGGGTCTTACTGGTACTGTACCTAAAGAAAAATTTGAGTTTGAAAGTATACATGCAAGTTTAGGACCAGTTATTGGTAATATTAGTGCTAAAGAATTACAAGACAAAGGTGTACTATCAAACTGTCATGTTAATGTTGTACAATTAATTGATACACAGGCACATAGCGATTATCAATCAGAATTAAAATATCTCGTAACAAACAAAGCTCGTATTGAATATATGGCTAGTTTGTTAAACAATGTATCACAATCAGGCAATACTCTAATCCTAGTAGATAGGATTAGTGCAGGCGAAATGTTAGCAGAACTAATACCTAATAGCACTTTTGTAAGCGGAAGTGTAAAAGTAAAAGACCGCAAGGAAACATATGACACAATACGTGAAGGAACTAATGAAGTCATTATCGCAACATACGGAGTTGCGGCAGTGGGCCTTAATATACCTAGGATTTTTAATCTTGTACTCATTGAACCTGGAAAATCTTTTGTTCGGGTAATTCAATCTATCGGTAGAGGCGTAAGAAAGGCAAAAGATAAAGACTTCGTGCAAATTTGGGATATCACTTCAACGTGCAAATATGCAAAGAGACATTTAACTCAACGTAAGAAATTTTATAAAGAAGCAGAATACCCTTTCACTATTGAAAAAGTAGACTGGAATTAAAAGGAATAATATATGAGAATATTAACATTAGAGGATAAGTGTTTTCCATTAACAAACTTACCCGATGAACTTGAAGATGATATAAGGTTTGCAGTACTAGATAATAGTGATCCAAAAGATCCTGATTTCTTTTTTATACCTTTAATTTTCTTAGAAAGTTTTAATGCACCAGCAATGGTTTTAGAAATTAACGGAAAAGAAATTATGATGCCATTAGATTGGTCTATAGCAGTAGGCGATAGTACCAGCGGTAATGATTTAGAAGTGCTTCCGTTAACAAGTATAAACAATCGAGGATTTGAAGCATTTCTTTTTAATCCGTTATCAAGTTATAAAATTGACTATGGAGAAATAAAAATTATTAATTTTTATAACGATGTAAAATGGTATTTTCCTAAAGTAAAAAACGGACAGTTATTAGCAGTACCAATTACCGACGGACCTAAACCGCTATGTGCATATTTCATTAAAGAAATATCACGACAATCAGAATTAATAGATTATGGACTAATATTATAAAGGAGGTTATCCATGGGAATTAAAGCAGGTAAAGTATGGGGTGGAACAGAACTAATACATGCTAATGGTGTATTAGAATTTCATCGTATTGAATTTAATGCGGGGTTTAAATGTTCAGAACATGAGCACCAATTTAAATGGAATGGATTCTTTGTTGAATCGGGCAAGATGCTTGTTCGAGTTTGGCAAGATGACCAAGATGGACTCGTTGATGAGACTATTTTGGAAGCAGGGGATTTTACTCAGGTTAAGCCTGGTAAGATCCATCAGTTTGAAGGACTTGAAGATGGAGTTGCCTTTGAACTTTATTGGGCAGAATTCAACCACAATGACATTGTGCGTAGAACTGTCGGAACAAAAGTAAAATAACAGGAGAAGATATGTTAACAAAACTTTTAGAAGGTGTAGATAGAGCACTAGCCACTAAACTAGTAATCTTACACACACTAGTAATTGCAGTTAGTAATTACTTAGTGACAATTAGGTTTGATTTATTTCCAGGTGCAGAGTTGCCTTTATTTGGATCATTCCCACTAGCAGCGGCGGCGTTTACATTTCCGATCGTTGTTGTAGCAACTGACTTGACAGTACGTCTTGTTGGTAAAGAAGCAGGTAGAGCCGTTGTAGCAATGGCAATTATTCCTGCTATTGTAGCGTCAGTATTAGTACTATTAGCACTAGGTGACGAACATGCATACAGAGTAGGTCTAGCCTCTGGTACAGCATACGCAATTGGTACAATGCTTGATGTTTATGTGTTCCAACACATTAGAGAAAAATATACACAAGCATGGTGGGCGGCACCAGCAATTAGTACAGTTGTTGCTAACGTCATTGATACGTATGCGTTTTTCTACACAGCGTTTTACCCAGCGCCGTGGGTAGCAGATGTAGCGTTCAATAATACCTTAACAAAAATTGTTATTGGTTTAATTGTATTCCTACCAGCATACGGCTTGTTACTTTCATTTTTGAAAAACAAGTTTGGTGTAGATGCTTTAGTACTTAAAGACGATGTAAAGCCTAAGAAGAAGGCAACTAAGTCTAAGAAAAAGGCATAAATGAGTTGGGTAAATTAATACCCAACCAACCACTGATATACGAGCGGGCCAACGGTGTTGTGTTCGCTCGTTATCGTGATCCGCCACATAATACAATACCTCGTTGGATAATAGGTGGCGATCCAGACGAAGTTTCTAGGGCACAAGGTAACTTGTTTTCACATGCTGAATGGCAAAATATGTTACATATTGCTAAACATAATAAGGCATTTAAAAAACAACTTGACAGATTGTTAATAATGTATTATACTATAAAAGATGAACAAGAATTGTTAGAATAAATGACTATAGAACCTATTAAAGAAAAACTAGACGATAAAATTAAAGCACTTAATTCTACTCGTGTTTTTAAAAAAGTAACACCCAAAGGCGACCTATCTTGGTATATAAAATGGGTATCTGTTGTATTAATACTTTTTGCTACTTCAGCAAGAGCAACAGGAACTATGCCAGAAATTGATCTATGGTTTGGACTATTTGGAACAATAGGATGGGCTTGGGTAGGCTACTTATGGCACGATAGAGCAATCCTATTACTTAACGGTGTGCTAGTTACTATTATTGTTATGGGCTTAATGAAATATTATTTTGGAGTTATAGCGTGAGATTAAAAAATTTAAGAGTAGCTATTTGTATTCCTGCTAGAATGGCTAGCACAAGATTTCCAGATAAGCCTCTTGCATTGTTAAACGGACAACCAATGATTAAACGAGTGTATGAACGATGCCTTGAAAGTAATCTAGATACATATGTACTCACAGATAGCAAACGAGTTGCAAGTTTATTTCCAAATGAAAATTGTGTAATACAAGATGATCCTTTTGAAAACGGTACTGAAAGGTGTGCAGGCTTTCCGTATATGAACAGGTACGATGCTATTATTAATGTTCAAGGTGATATGCCTGATATTACTGTTGATATTATTAAAGCAGTAGAAAATGGAATTTTTATAAACGACTCGCCAATAGTAACAGTTTACACAAAGATGAATAAGGACTTGCAAAAAGATCCGAATAGTGTTAAACTAATACATACCCATGATAAAGCTCATTGGTTTTGTAGAGCAGGATTAGAGTACGGTGCTCATCACTTAGGTGTATACGGATACACAAGACAAGCACTATCTGCATATTCTAAACTACATGTATGCAACGAGGAAAACATTGAAAAACTAGAGCAACTTAGATGGTTGCAAAACAACTACACTATGTCAGTTTATGAAGTTAAATTTAATGGCATGGAAATTAATACACCCGAGGACTTAATAGAATGGCACAAGCAAAACTCCCAATAAAAGATATACTTGCAGCAATTGATATGAATGCTAAAAGTGTGTGGAAAGAGTTATCTGATGACGAACGTAAACAAGTGTCGTTCTGGCTTCTTAACCGCTATATAAGCGCCGTACAAGGGTCTAGAGAAGATATGGAGCTCGCAGTATTCAAAACTAATGAATACTATAATAAACACTTTAATACTATCGGAGTTGGTAGAGAAAATGGACATCAACAACTAATGTGGCAACTCTTATGTATGAGTGGTTCTTGGGGTAAGATTAAGTTCCATCCGTATATTGGCTTTAAGAAAAAAGGTGCAAATAATAATGTTGCAATAAAATTTTTAGAAACAATTTATCCTAACATGAAAAGTAAAGAGGTAGAATTACTTGCTGGAATATCTACAAAAAAAGAACTTAAAGAACTTGCAGAAGAATATGGTATTGAGAATGTCAAGTTCTGAAAAACCATATGTATGTGAATACTGTAATACAGGATACACAAGAGAAACAACTCTTGCTGTACACATGTGTCAACCTAAACGTAGAGCATTACAAAAGAATGAGAAACGTGTACAGCTAGGCATGTATGCGTTCAATCAGTTCTATAAACTTAGTGCAGGTGCAAAGAAAGATAAAACCTACGAAGAATTTTGTAAATCACCTTACTATAATGCATTTGTTAAGTTTGGAAGTTTTGTTAACAACGTAAGACCATTGTATCCAGAAAAGTATGTTGACTATGTTGTTACTAGTGGAGTAAAATTAGATCATTGGTGTAGAGAAGAAATGTACGAAAAGTATGCATTAGGACTAATTAAAAAGGAAGGAGTACAAACTGCGTTAGAACGTTCAATAATTACTATGATGGAATGGGCTGACGAAAACAATAGTGTATGGAATCATTATTTTAATTATGTAAGTCTGAACAGAGCAATTTATCATATTAAAGACGGTAAAATTAGTCCTTGGCTTATTTTAAATTGCAAGTCTGGAAAACAAATGATGAGTAAATTTAACGATGAACAATTAGAAATAATTTATAATGTAATGGATCCTCAGCATTGGGCTAGGAGATTCCAAAAACAAATTAATGATGTTGAAACTGTAAAAGAAGTTGTAAAAGAAAGTAACCTATGAAATTAATATATTACCCAGACGAGTTTTTAGATAAAAAAGTAAAAAATGTAGACATATCAAATCCAGGATTTGATCCTATAGAACTTAAAAAAGAAATGGTAGACTTTATGTTAGCTAATAAAGGAATCGGATTGAGTGCCAATCAAATAGGTATGGATGCACAAGTTTTTGTTATGGGTGAAAATAAAGACAATGCAATTATTGTTATTAATCCTGAAGTGTTACAGCATACAGAAGAAACTGTACAAGATGTAGAAGGGTGTTTAAGTTTCCCAAAAGTTTATGTAAAAGTTACGAGACCTAAAGAAATACTTGTAAAATATTATGACGAAAACTTGAAAGAGGTAAGTACTAAAGTAATTGGGTATTCAGCTAAATGTTTTTTACATGAATTTGATCACCTGCAAGGAATTACTTTTAAAGATAGAGTATCAAAACTTAGATGGGATATGGCTACAAAAAAGGCTAAGAAAAAAATCTAATGACATTTATATTTAGACATCCTAAATATTATAAAGGACTTAAAAAAGTTTATGAGAGTGAAAAAGTTATTTGTGAAAGATGTAAGGCAAAGGTTACTAGAAAAAACTACGATCTCCATCACGGCAAAAAGTGTAGGGAATACTGATGCCTGATATTGATATAGATTTTGCAGACAGGACAGATATCTTATCAAAGATACAACATCGTGTAGCTAAGTTGGACACAGGTAAAAAACATAATACCGGAGTCTACGCAACAGAGATACCACACAATCCTATTGATAAATTATCAACAATCAACTATAAAGACGCAGAAGATCGAGGATACTTTAAACTAGATTTTCTTAATGTCAGTATATACAAAGACGTTAAAGACGAAAGCCACTTAAATACATTAATGGAAAGGAAACCAATATGGGAACTTTTGGAGCATCAAGACTTCGTAGATCAAGTCTTTCATCTAAGCGGTCACAGCAATCTCTTAAAACAATTGAAACCTACTTCGGTAGAACAATTGGCAGCGACACTAGCAATAATAAGACCAGCAAAGAGACACCTAGCAAACGAGAGTTGGGAAACAATACTAAAGGAAGTATGGATAAAGCCGACCAACGGTGAATACTACTTTAAAAAAGCACATGCAGTAAGTTATGCAATGGCATGTGTAGTACATATGAATTTATTATGCGAGCAATTAGATGAACATAGAAAAGTTTAGAAAATTCTTAGACGAACTTGAAGTTCAACTTTGGAAAGATGAAACAGGTAAGACAGTTGCCGAAGAAGGCTATAAGTACTCTAAAAACTTTTGGAATTACTATAACGAAAAACAATTTTGTATACAACATATGGATCTAGATGGTGTTGAAACTGTTTGTGATATAGGTGCAGGTGTAGGACTGTTAGGCGTACTTTTAAATCAATGGTACAATATAGAAGTAGAAGCTACTGATGTAAAAGCAACCTTTGACGGAGGCATATTTCAGCAAATGTTTGCTAAAATGAAAACTCCTAGACACTTGTTAGAAATAAAAAATAAAGAACCAATAGTGCTTCCTAAACACTATGATATGATTACAATTACAAGATCAGTATTTGATAGAGAAGAACTTCCAAATGGATACAACAACAAATATCCAGATGAATTATTTGATTATGAATATTTCTTAGATGACATATTTAAACATTGCAATAAATTATTTTGGAAAACTAATTGGCAAAGCTGGGCTACTCAAAAAGTATTTCCAGAAAGTGTTCGACCCTTTTTATGGTGGCCTGAAAAGAATAGATCGAGTAAAGACGGTGCAAGAAGTAATGCAATGTCTAAACCATATCGTGCTTGGTACATTATACTTACTAAAGAAGAGTGGGAGAACAGATGAACTATGAGTTTGAAGATTACAGAAAACCAAAAAAATTTAACTTAGGTCCTTGGCTAACATATCGTGTACCTAGTATATTTGCAATGGATTATATTATTAAGATGTTTCTTTGGTTATGGTTACTCCCTTTTTTAATAGGGTTTATGGTAACTCCTTTAGGACTACTGTTAAATACAATAATATTTGATTATATCTATTACAGATATATTAAACATTTTACTTCTTAGATCGCCTAACTAATTGTACTGATTTACGTTTAATTCTTTTTACAGACATGTTACCTAAGTTAACCACTGGTCCTATTGTTACTTTAACATCTTTAGAATTCATTGACATTAAAGCATATTGAAACAGCTCCATCTCTGATCTAAGAAAGATGTTAATAGGAATCATTCTATTAGATTCCCACCACCATATATCACCTAATTCTAAAAAGATTTTTTTGTGTGCATCGTCTATAAGATCGTTGTAGATATACATAGTGGTAACATATTGATCTTGGTTTACTATTATACCAACATATTCTACACCACCATATGTAGCAACACTTATAAACGGGAAGTCATTCTCTATATTTTTTAATAGCATTATTAATTTTATCCGATAAATACTTGCATGTCGCAGCTAATACCTAGATATTTAGTCAATAACAGAATTCAAATCATAGCTAATGACTCTGGATTCGTAACGGAGTATAGACCAGTGTACCAAAGACAAATAAAAATATATAAAAATATAGATAATAAATTACAATTTAGAATTTTAAATGCAGATCAAAAACCTTTATCAATAAGTGGTTATACTGTAAAATTTAATGCGTTTGATGAAAACAAAAGTTTAATTATTTCACACGATGCAACTGCTGTTGTAGGAGACGATAGTGCTGCAACAAGGGGATTATGTACGGTAACAATAACAGAAAACGATTTATTAAACGTTGATGATCAATATTTAAGTTATAATATACATTTAGTAGATTCTAACAGTGACAATACAATAACATATTCAGATAGCTTCTTTGGTAATAACGGAACTATACAAGTAATTTCAGGTGCTTTACCTGGGCCTCGTGATTCGTATAACTTTACGCAATTTCAACAAGAAGGTATAAACAGTACTATATTCTATAGCGAATCTAAAACTGCTGAACCTGCTATAAACGGTAATGAAGCATTGCATTCAGCTGCTATTTACACAAGCTCAGCATATATTGGTGACGTTGTAGTACAAGCTACATTAGATAGTACCGTAACTGAATCAACCCTTTGGGGAGACGTTGCAACTGTAACATTTACCGGATCTGAAACTACGCCAATTCCTGTTAACTTTAATGGTGTTTTTAACCATTTAAGATTTAAAACTACAGCATCACCTACAGATAAAATTTCAAAAATTCTTGTTAGAAATTAGTTGACTTTATCTAACTAAGACGCTATAATATAACTATGAGTATTGTAGCTGAGATAGTTCTGACATACATTCCGCCTAAGCGTAAAAAAACGCCTAGCGGTTGGATCTCCTTCAATGCTCCGTGTTGTCAGCATAATGGCCAGTCCGTAGACACTAGGCAACGAGGCGGCGTCATCCAAGAAGGAGACAACGTTAGCTATCATTGCTTTAACTGCGGGTTTAAGGCTAGCTGGCAACCTGGCAGAAATATATCTCATAAATTGCGTAAGTTATTACAATGGATGAATGTTCCTGATGATGTAATTAACAAACTTGCACTTACAGTAATGCAAGAAAATGAAGGAATACAAGTTAAAAAAAATATAGTAGAATTGCCTAAATTTAATACTGTACCGTTGCCAGATGATGCAATAAAGATTGCAAACATATCTAAATTTAATAAACACAGTATGGCAGTACTTGAATATATGTCTACACGTAATCTTAATTTAGACGATACAAATTATTATTGGTCTCCTAGTTTAGGATATCGAGATCGTTTAATTATTCCGTTCTACTATGAAAAACGTATCGTAGGTTGGACTGCTAGAACAGTACAAGCTGATAAACAACCTAAATATATGAGTGAACAGCAACCAGGCTTTGTGTACGGATTAGACGAGCAAGGACCAAGAAAAGTATTTACTATTGTATGTGAAGGTCCGTTAGATGCAATTCATATTGACGGCACAGCTTTACTTGGAAGCGAGATCAAAGATCAACAAGCTATGCTCATCAATAGATTAAATAAAGATGTAATAGTTGTACCTGATAGGGATGAAGCGGGTTCTAAGTTAATAGAAGAAGCAATAGATCTAGGATGGGGAGTATCACTACCTGACTGGAGTAAAGATATTAACGATATAAGCGAAGCAGTTAGTAAGCATGGACGTTTATATGCACTACATAAGATTGTAAGTGCAGCTGAAACAAGCCCTTTAAAAATTAGACTTAAGGAGAAAAAATGGTTTGGTTAAAAAATTTTTTATTTTCTATAACTTTTCCAATTCGATTTTGGATTGAAAAATATTCAGATTGGAAGGAGGAAAGAAAGTATAAAAAGAAAATAAAAGAAATGAAAAAGAAAGACCCTTACATTTACAAGTAAGAGAAAGGCAGTGAATGAAGACGGAATTTGAAACAGGCATATTTGAGGTTTTAAAAAATTTATTAAAAGGCAATAGTATTATCTTAGCATTAATATATACGCTAGGTCATATTATTATTGCTATGACAGTTGTTAGTACAATGACTGGAGCAAGTCTATGGGAGGCAGGCACAGTAGCATTAGTAGAACCAGCAATTAACGGCGTATGGTTTTATGTACTACATAATTTATGGAAAAAATTTAACAAATAACTTAATACGGATATATAATGAGACATTACTTAGATTTAGATATATGGAAGATTTTTCCAAATGTTAAACGTGTTGGTGTACAAGTTAGTGGCGGCGCAGATAGTGCTTTAGTTCTTTATACTTTAGTCAAATGTATTAAAGACGCTGACATATATGTTATAACTGGATCATTAAATACAGAAAATAATTTTAATGAACAATATGCAAAAGATGTAGTTGCAGAAGTAATAAGGCTTACAGATACAAAAAGTATTAAAGAACACATTTTTAAAAGACAACGTAAGAGAGGTGAGCAAGCTGGTACTGATCCAAATGTAATATATAGAAAAGGTATGTTGCATAATGTTGCTAAAAAATATAATTTAGATCTAATGCTAAATGGTGTTACAATGAATCCTCCAAAGGGAATATTAGACGAAGGTAGAGATGAACGTAGAGATAAACCTATGCCTTTAACAGTAGAAGATGAATGGATAGTTTCTCCTATATTTCGTCCTTTTGCACAAACAGATAAAAGGTCAATAATGAAACAATATAAGATATTAGATATCATGTCATTATTTGAAAAGACATGGAGTTGCGAAGGCACTATAGAATCAACACAAAACTTTACTGTGCCTTGTAGAGAATGTTGGTGGTGTAAAGAAAGACAATGGGCATTAGAGGTAATAGCATGATACATTGGGGTATGGTTGGTAACAGCCACGATGCTAGTTTAGCAGTATTTAATGATAAAGAGTTACTATGGGCAAGTCTTGCAAAAGATTTTTCTAAGGTTCCTAATGACCCTGACTTTAGTCAAATGCAAATTGACATTGCAATACAAAGTTTTGGTCCACCCTCGGCAGTTCAATGGTACGAAAGACCAGGCCTTAAAACACTACGTCAGTGGAGAGCAGGACAGGGTTGGCTTTGGAGAGAAAATAATATACGTAGTTATTTAGAACGTTGGAACATTGATGTACCTATTACATATACCCAACATCATCTATCTCATGCAGCCTATGCTTACTATACACAACCACATGACGACTGTGCTGTAATTTGTTTAGATAGCATTGGAGAATTTGAGACCCTAACAGTATGGCACGGTAAAGACAACAAACTTAAGAAGATACATAGCCAAGGGTACC